GTGTTGTTCTTCCCGATGATGGTACGGATCCGCGTCTGCGGGCCGTGAACGCGCTCCAGCTCCAGGGCAATCTTCAGCCATTCGCGGTACGCCTTGCCGCGCGCCTTGAACAACGACGTGAACCGGGACTGCGACCGCTCCACCAGGAGGTTGAGCGCGGAGAACGCCGAAATCCCGGACGGATTCGATCCCTTCAGCACATCCTGAGTGCCGGAGCCACGCTCCGCGTCCGTCATGTACTGCGCGCGGAGCTGTTGGAAGGCGCCGACCGATCCCGTCGTGCCTTCGATGCGTTCCGGCTTCGCGTTCGATCCCGCGACGACCGAGTACCGGACGATCAGGCCCGGTTCGCCCGTGAACCGCTGGACTTCCGCGCCCTTCGGTTCCAACCAGATCGGATTCGCCATGCGTTGCATGATCAATTCCGTCATCGAGTCGGAGCGATTGATCTGATCCTGCTTCTGGATCATCGGTTCGAGCAGGGAGACGCCAAAGAGCTTTCCGCCGCGTTGCTCGAACGGGTAGTACACCCAGGGCCACATCGGGCGGTCGTAGATGTCGAGCGTGGGAATCGGTCCCGGCATGATGCCCCGGTCCTCATCCCGCAGCATCATCGTGTCGCCCTGGGCGCCGCCCACGAAGCGCGCCCACAGGCCGCGCGGATATTCGGTGCAGGGCTTCGCCCACAGCTCCGCTTCGATGACGCCTTCCATTTTGCTAGACGTGGACGAGCTGCCCGCCAGCGGCGAAGTCGTCAGGTCGGTCATCGTCGCCAGCGCCCGATACATTTGGAGCGACCGATCTGAGGGGCTAGAACGGTAGTTGATCTGCTGCTCGTACGGCCGACCGACGTAGTACGACTTCGGACGCCACCGCAGCCGGATCAGCGTGTCGCAATCTTCCCAGCGTTGGACGTACATCGGAATCAGCAGTTCGAGCGGGCTGACGGGTTCCGTCACGCCGCATCCGATCGTCTCCAACGTGCCCTGCGGTTCGCCGTCCACTTCAGAGGGACCGAACGCATCGCCGGGCGTTCCGCATTGGGGGCAGCCGGGCACGATGCCATCCTCCAGGTCGAGCGGGTGTACCTGAAACTTGCAGGTCGGACACGCCATCGCCGGGATGAACTCCTGATTCTTCGTACTGTCCTTGTCCCAATAGGGATGCAGCCACACGCAGCCGAGCGCGGGCGCCCAAAAGTCAGCCTCAAAGAATACCCGCTGCATTTCGTGTTCTTCGCGCAGCGCCGGTTCGATGTCGTCCACGATCTTCGCCGTGATCGTATTCATCGGGTCCGGGCCGGTCGGTCGCGCCCGCGCGCTCACTTCGATCCCGGAGAGCATCGACCGTACCGTGGAGATTGTCTCGGAGCAGATGTTCGTCACCGGACGCGGGATCCAGCGCGCCATGCGCTTGTCCTGCCAGCCATTCCGGGGGTTGTGGAAGATCCACTGGCGCCCGTTGATGTACAGAAGTTTCTGCCACCATCCGGCTTCGATCTGTTCGCGGCCTTCCAGGGCGGCTTCGCGCGTTTGCTTGAATAGCTTGCGGACCTTTTCTTCGGCGGCTTTGTCGCCCGCCGCCAGTTGGTCATAGAAGGCGGTCCCGTCGTCCTCCGCGCCAGGGACCGTCCGCAGTTGGGGCGGGCCGTCCGCTGGCATCATCGGTGAACGATTCATTAGACCGGCCAGCATCGCTTCGGCGCCGCCGCCGGGCGCAGATGATCCAGACATGGGCAACATGGCTATCCCCCGACGACAGACGCGAGTAGGTCACGCGCGGACGGCAGATCGAGCGTCGGCGCATCGTGCAGTAGTCCCGCTTTCGAGAGTCGATCGGCTTCCTGATCGCCTACATCCTCGAAGATGTCCACGCCCGCGCCGAGCTGGGCGCTTTCCACCGCCGTCGGCCGACCGATCTGCGGCGCCACCGTGGGCAGTCCGGTTTGCTGTTGTCGTCGCTGGGCCGCTTCGAGTTCTAGGATGTTGACGCGCGTGGTGAGGAAGTCGGACATCGTTGCCTTCGCGCGGGATTCGCCCGTCAGCGTGGCAACCTCTCGGAGTAACACGATGCGCGTCTCCTGGGCATCGCGGAGCGCGGCTTTCAGTTCATCGAGTTCGTGACTACGGATCAGGCGGTATCCGATCATTCGAGCGCATCCTAACACTCACCCGGCTATCTGTAGAAATCCCCCAGGGCCGGATCGGTGAGCGGAACATCCCGGTCCTCGGGCGTGAAGTCGTCGGTCACTCGTACTAGCCCGTCCTCGGTGGGGTCCGGTTCGTGGTTACGTTCGATCAGCAGACGATCCTGATCGGGCAGCGTCAGCAGGTTGCGGACGGGCTTCGCCAGAAACTTCTCCGCTTCCTTGGACGTGGGCAATTCCGGCCACATCATCACGCCGTAGCGCAGCGCATCGGGCAAGTCGTCGTCTTTCTTGAACGGCACGGGCGCCATTTGGCCGCGTTTCGTCTCCGGCACGTCCGCCCAGCGGTATTGCCGCAGCCGGGCGATCAATTTGGGGCAGCGGGCGGTCGAAATGAGCATCCGGCCGGTCTGCATCCACGCAAACACTCGCTGGACGCCCGCTTCCACGTCGTTTTCGGTCCCGGCGGCGAAAATCCCGTACTGCGACAGCTCGATCGCGGCCTGAGCCTGGGATCGGTCGATGCCGTACCGTGGCGTCAGTCCGCCGACCATCTTTTTCACGTCGGTTGCGTGTTCGAGGTACGTTTTGTGTCGTTCTTCGTACTCGCCGCACACCACCAAGCCGTACGGCGTGACGACAATCAGCACCGCCGCAAAGGGATGGTCCGTCCCAGGGTCGAGCGCCACTAAACACTGACGAGTCGGGTGAATCGCGGGCCATTCCGGGAGCCATTTCCTGATCCGATCGTCGCCCGCCAGCGTTCCGTCGATCGCATCGCCGTAGATCGTGCCTTCCGGGTACTCCACAGAGGCTTCGTACTCACGGCGGAACAGCGCGGGCGGCATGGTTTTCCGCGCGTCCTCCACTTCGGCCGGATCGATGATGGGGTTGTCTTTCGTGGTGTACGTGACCGCCCAGAAGCCCGGTTGCTGATTCAGCGCGGGCAACCAGAACGTCCGATGACACCAATCTTCGCCCCAATCCGGCGAAGTCGTCAGCCACGCGATCCCTTTGCGTTCCGTCAGCGCCGGACGAAGGATCTGCCACGCCAATTCTTGAATCTTGCGGGCCTCATCGATCCAGACCCAATCGAGTCCAGGGCCAGCGCCGCGATCTGGGTTGTCGAGTGACCGGAACGAGACTTCGGCATTGTTCGGCAGCCGGAGATGCAGCCGATCTTCGCTCCATTCGGTCTGAGGATGGTCGAACCACTCGGACGGCAGCACGGAGAAGAACGCCGGGATGACGTAATCCTCCAATTCGGGATAGCTGGGCGCGCAACACCACCCGATCGAGCCTGGAACGATCGTTTCTTCCGCAGCGGACAGCGCGCCGATGCGCGTTTTGCCGCCGCGTCGTCCGGCCCGGAGAAAAAACCGGCGGTACGGGCGGATCCCCGCCCCCCCGCATCTGGGGCACGTCAGCGAATCGAGCATCGACCACGCGAACCGCTGGCCGACGATGGGACCGCCCACCGCCGTCGCTAGATCATCGAGTCCAAAGACACAGGTGCCAGGGCAGACCCGCGCCCGGCGCGCGGAGAGGAAGGCTTGCTGGTACGGGTTGTATTGCAGCTCCGCGATCTGGCGTGGATTCGTCAGGCGAGTTCGTGCCATGCGCTAGTACCGCGTGTTCCCGTACTTCGCGGCGTCAGCGGCGCGTGACGGGCCGACCGTGCGAGGACGCGGCGGCGCGCGATCGGGCACTTGCGGCGATGTGTCCACGTCGCGCGCGTCGAATTGCTCCTGTGTCACGCGCCCTTCATTGACGAGCTGTTCCCATTTCTTCCGCTGGGCTTTACTGACGAAGCCCGGCATCACTTCCCGCGTTTCTGAAAAAAGAAATGGTACGCCAGGACGATCCCCACCGCGAACACGGCCCAATCGAGCCATGCGACCGCCGCGGTCGCTTCCCAGACGAGCGCCGATAACGTCGGCGCCGGTCCCAGGAGCGCG